CCGGCCCCGTAATCAGGTCGGTAGTACCGGCTACCAATTCGGCTGCAATAGCGGCGCCTGCGTCACCGCCAGCTTCCAACACATATTTTAGGGCCTCTTGGCTTAACCCGCGTTGCAACAAAATTTGCAGGTTTGCCGCATACTTTCTGATGCCCTCTACCTGATCTTTCAGGTTTTGCATAAAGGTTTTGCCGTTATCGTCAATGAGCTTGTAGGCGTCACCGAATGACAACGCCGCCAATACGCCTAGCTTTACGGTGTCTTTAAATGCGGTAAATGCGTCTTGGGCGCTCTGCAAATTGGCTTTTGCGGTTTCTAACGCTGTGGTCAAACCGTCTTTTACTTGTTTGCCAAAGTCAATGACCTTTTCGGTGGCGCCACCTGCGCCGCCTACCTTGTCGCTGAATTTGCCGGTTTCGAATGTGGTAATACCAAATGACCGGGCTAGACCCTCTAGGCGGTTTTGCTGGGTGTATAGCAAATTGAGGTTGCGCGAAAGGCTGGCGTTTAGTTCCATGCAACGCCCGTTAATTTCTATGTACGCTTTGCCGCCTGCCCTAATAATGCCATTGTTGGCGGCTTGTGCCGCTGTGGCTTGCGGGAGCTCATTATTCAGCCGTTTCATTTGTATGACGTAGGTAGCCAATGCTGCTGCGCCTGCCGCCACCGTAATTATTCCAATGCCCGTAGCGATCTGCACCGCGGTAAATGACGTAGCTAACGCGAAATTAATACCTTTAGTAATAACCGCAACGGCCTGATATGCGGATTGGGCAACCTTGGCAGCGTAAATAGTTGCCGACAATGTGCCAATAACCGTAGTAAGAATTACTACAACGCCAGCATTTTTCGTCAAAATATCAATAACGTTTATCAACACGCTTACCAATTTTGCATTGATCGGCAAGAGTTTTTGCCCTAACGTTTCTACCAATTCCCCAAATTGAATAGACAAGGTTTTAAATTGTCCTGACGCTGTTTGCGCTGCTGCGGTTGCTGCGCCGCCCGTCGTTTGCGCGATCTCTGTCATCACTTGGTCAAATGTGGCGCCGTTTTCTATCGATTTTTTCAATGCCGGGTTTAGCGTTGCCAAACCTTTAAGCTGCCCGTTGTAACCTTTAGAAACAGCGTCAACAGCTGTAGCCAAATCGGAATTAGTAGCAACCGCCAAATCTTGCGCTTGCCGTAACAAAATCTGTGACCGTTGCAGGTTGCCTGTGGCGTTGACAAGCTGCGCTAACGCTGGGCGTAGCTCATCATCAGCCATAGCGGTTGCCCGCGACAAGCTGCTAATAAATGCCTCTGTTTCGGCTACCTGTTCTTTTGTAGCCCCGGTCTGACGTTGCAACACGCCCGCTAGCTGATCTTGCGCCGCGGCGTCTTGTATTGCGGCATTGCTCGCAATAACGGCAGCTCCAGCCAAACCAATAAGAGCTACCTTGGCTGGCCCTGCGGCTTTCTCTAAACCAAATTGCGCCTTTTCGCCCGTGGTCTTGAGCTGCTCAAATTGTTTTACAGCCTTTTCAATACCCTTGCTGTCAAAATCGCTAATAATTGGTATGCGAATAGCCATTACATCACCAAATTCTTATTGACCTGCTGCATTAAATCCTCAACTACTTTGGTCATATTCAGCACTAGGTCTGTGCCGTGTTTTTCGTAGCCGGGCCACATGACGCGAGACGGTGGCCCAAACATATTGGTTAATACGTCAACAAATCTGCCACCCTGCGGGCCGCGCCCGCCCTGTTTGCCTGCCATGTCGATTATGGCGGCTGCCGGGTTCATTTGTTGAATACGTATTACCGATACATTTTTTTTGCTGGTATCAATTTTGAGCTGTACGCCTTTACGGGCTGCCGCCTGATCGTACGGGAATTTTGGGCGCCCGCGTTGTGTCCAATTACGCGCCATGCCGCTCAGATATTTTTCGGGGTAGCTGTTTTTAATGCCGTCTACGGCAGGTTTGGCAATGTCTTTTGCCCTTGCGTTTATATCTTTACGTAGGTTTCGGTCAATTTGGTTTAGCTCTTTTAGCGCTTCTTTGACCCCAAATATTTTGATGGTTGTGGTCATCTCTGCGCCGCCTTGTTCAATATGTAATTAACAGTAGCCAAATCGCGGCTATCAAACGGGATTTCAGGGGGCCAAAACCCGGTAGCTGCTAACAAATGAGCTAGTTGGCGGCGGTAGGTGCCGCTTCCGTAGGGTTTGGGTCGGTGTGATCAATCCCCTCAATCTCCATATCGGGATTGTTTTGTAGCCATTCTTTCCACGTGGCTTCTTTGATCAGGCGCCCGGATTGCTTAAACATAAAAAACGCCCATGCGCACAGATCGGTTGCACCTACGCCGCGCCCGTCACTTAGTTTCCGGTTTTCGGTTCTTTCCCATTCGGTAATGCACAAAAGGTTTGTGGTTACCTCAATAGGGGTATCGCCCGGTTTAAGGGTTACCGCCAATTTAATTTTCATAACGCGCCTTTCTGTCTAATGATTATTGGTTAAATCAGGGCGTAACGTCTTGGCTAAATGTGCCGCCTGTAAATTCGATATCGATAGTTGACAGCTCGCCAAGCGCCATGTTTGCCACCGGCAAGCTTGGCATAAAGGTTGACGTAAGCGTCAGAACCGGGTTAGTGGCGCTGATCGCGGCGTTGCTGGGCTTAATTTCTACGGTTACTTGCGTGCCGACAAGCGCCAAAAGCGTTGCGTACGTTTCAGCGGTTGCGTAGCTGTTGTACATGGTCAGCGTGCAGGTATTGGTTTCCAAACCTTTAACGTAGGTGCGGGCAAGGCTGCCGAACGTAGTCTCCTCTAACGTGTCGTACGCAACCGTCATTACCGCGGCGGTGCATTGATCGCCCAGCTCTACGCCGCCTACTTTAACGCTGGCTGGGTTTGCAAGATATGTGCTAGTTGCCATTGGAATTCTCCTCTGTGGTCTCTGGCTTTACTTTACGCCCCTTGGCGGGCTTTTTGGTGGATACTTTCTCGCTGATCGCAATAAAGCCACCTGCCAATAGGCGTTGCGCGTCAGCTTCGCTAGCGGGCGTAAATGGCTCGCCCGGTACGCCAACACGCGGGCTAACTACTACGTACGTCATGCGGTTTGGGCTTGCATTTCTGCGGTTAGTTCATATGCCGGTACGGTTACCCCGCCAATGTCAAGGGTTAACGGGCGCCCAGCGGTTATAGCCACGTTTTTACCTAACACCTGTGCGGCAGTATGTAACAGCGAGCGCATAGCGTCAAGGTTGCCCGGCCCTAGTGTCACAATTTGTATGGGGTACGTCATTTTTACAATGTTGTAGTTAAATGCCGTAAAGCTGGGGGCGCCGATCATGGCACAGGGCGGCACAAGGTTTCGCGGGTCGGTCACTACTTGTAGCCCGGTGACCGTACCCAAAAACGTTGCCAGATCGTCTAGCGTTTCGTTAAATAGGTCGGTGTAGGCAACGGGCATTACGCCACCTGTGGGCGGTCAATACCCAACAGCTGTTTAATCATGGGTGATAGCCCGATAGTTGGGGCTGTACCCATTTCGTTAAATGACGCAAACACATCTACGCTGCCCCTAGCTCGATATAGGGCGCCGCCCCACATGATCGTACCTAGGGTTACGTCAGCGCTAGGGCTTGTGGTCAAGCTGTCAAAATAACCGGCTTCTACACGCCGCCTAAACGCCATTTGGTTTACAGCTGCGGCGCATTGCGTCAAAAACGTAGTATCAGCTGCGGTAGCGGTGCCAATGCCTAGCCAATCCTCAATTTGTGTAGCGGTAATCCATGTGCAAGTAGGCGTAAATGTCAAGGTTCCGGTGCTGGCTGTGCGGTCAACGTTGGTGCCTGTGCAGGCAAATAGCACCTGATTTAATACCGGTACGTCAACGTTGTAGAGCGGGTCTCCCTCGCTGTCTACGCCGATAAATTCGTATTGGGGTAGCGCATACACGGTAAACGTGCCGTTAAACGGTGCGCCTACGCCCGCTACTACGATTGACCGCCCTACCTCTAATTCGTTAGCGGTGAGCGTTTGCAACACCGCGTAATTATCGGTCAGCTGTTTGAACGTGACGGTATAAACCGCCATTGTCAGCCTCTTTTCAAATTAGCTAACGACAATGTATTTAACCATATTGCTATCAGCAATAAAGGTTGCCACGTAACCGTAGTAGCTGAATTGGCGGCCCAACGTGCCGGGAACCTCTACGGACATGATGCCGCGCACCTGTTCGTAGAATTCGCAAGCCGAACCACGCGCCACGTACAGCGTGCCGCTAGCAAAATTGCGATCAGCGACAAGGTTCAAGCCAAATGGGTTAAAGGTGTTGGCAACGGTGATATTTGCCGAACCCAAACCATTTACGCCCATAAGACCTGCGGCGCCGACGTACGGGAAAATTGGGCGCTTGTCTGCGTCAAGCTGGCTACCCAATTTCTGCCACACGTCAGGTGAAACAAACACATGATCAGGCAAGAAATTTGTTGCGTTGAGAATGTCGGTAGCCGCGTCATACATTGCCGCAATGAGCGTTGACGGGTCATTGGCGGTTACTGTCCACGTGCCACCTGATGCGCTTGCACCGTTGGTGATTGCGTCAGCTGCGACGTTATCGCTAGCCAACATATATTGCCCAACCAAATCCTGCAAAATAATTTCCATTGCAGCGGGCGAGGTAAAGTCAATGTCTTGTACCGACAACGTGACGCTGCCGCTGAGCGTGGTCTTGCTGACCACGTTTGCCGCAATTTGTGGGCTGGTTGCGCCACCGGTTCCCAATTCGCTTGACTGTGCGGCAACGGCTGGGTGCGTTGTCCACGTTGGGCGAATAAACGTTTTCTGGTTTCCACCGTCAGGCATTGCACGCGCACCAATGGCAGCAACCACGGGGCGAGTGTAGTTAAGGTTTGCAAACACAGGCCCCAAAACGGGCTGGCTGAGCAAGCCGGGCGTATTTTCAGTATTGGTGTTGCCACCGGTGCCGGGCGCGGCTTGAATTGCGCTGCGCTTGCTTGCTGCAAATTCTGCGGCTGCTGCTGCGACGTTGCGGAATGTTTCGCCGCCAATGTGCATTGCCGCCAAGTATTCGGCTGCGGTTGGCATATCGTATTTGCGCTTCGGCTGTGCTGGCAGCGCTGGCGTTGGAATTGCGGCCTCAACGATTGCGGGGGCGGTTTCGGTAGTCATGGGTGTTTTCTCCTGTTCGGTCACGGTTTCATTATGGCGTATTGGTGTAGGGGTTTGGTGGATACTTGCGGCTACTTGGGTGATCGGGGCGGCGTCACCAAAAGCGCCTACCGGCACTAGCGACAGCTCTACCCAATCTGCGGCTTCAATAATCATGCGGTTTTTTTCGTCATAGCTAAATTTTGTGGGGTTTACCCCTACGGAGACCTGATCGATAGTGCCGTCAGCTGCCATTACTAGGGCGTCATTACCTAACGTAGTTTGGCTAATTCGGGCGGTAAAGAGCATGGCTTGTTCGGTGTCTACGCGCTCAGTAACTACGCCTACCGGCTGGCTGGCGTCATGGTACATAAACAGCCGGGGCGCTTTACCGTCTACCGGCAAGCTGCCCGGCATAAACATAACCTCTGTATCGTCATTGACTACAGCGAACGTGTTATACGGTACGGCTACGCCTGAAATCGTACGCCGCGGCGCTTCCTCGCCCTTAGCGGCGTCTACGGTAAATTCCCCTGCTACTAGTTTCAGCATAATTGCTACCTTTCTGCTAATTGTTCTTGGCTGTTTTCTTGCGGTTCGTCTGATTGATCGGCTACGTAGTTTTCCTCTAGGTAATCATCAGCGTCAAATTCAACGTAGGTGCCTCGCGGTAGTACGTTGTCCATAGACAAGGTTTGCGCTATTGCTTCAGCATAAATTTTTACACCAAAAATCCAGAGATCGGCGCGGGCTTGCTGTGCTGATTGGTACGAATACGCACCGGTTGACACGCCTA